TGACTCAGATGTCACAAAAAGAAATGCGAATGGACAGACTCGTTCGGGACTCTATTCTTTGTTCATACCTATGGAATGGAACTACGAAGGATACATCGATTCTTATGGAATACCTGTGTTCGACACTCCGTCAGACCTTGTTAAAGGACCGCACGGATTACCTATAACCTTAGGAGTTATAAATTATTGGCAAAACGAAGTAGATGGATTAAAAGATGATCAGGACGCTTTAAATGAATTTTACAGACAGTTTCCTAGAACTGAAGAACACGCTTTTAGAGACGAAGCTAAATCATCATTATTTAATCTTACAAAAATATACGAACAAATAGATTGGAACGCTGAAACAAAAGATACGACAGTAACACAAGGTAATTTTCAATGGGTAGGAGGTATAAAAGATACTTCAGTTATTTTTGTTCCTCAAAATAATGGTAGATTTTTTATATCATGGACGCCACCTGTAAGACTACAAAATAATGTAATACATAAATTAGGTAAAAAATATCCCGGTAATGAACACTTAGGTGCGTTTGGTTGTGATAGTTATGATATATCTGGTACAGTAGATAAACGCGGATCAAAAGGATCATTACATGGTTTAACTAAGTTTAGCATGGAAGATGTACCGCCTAATCATTTCTTTTTAGAATATATAGCTAGACCTCAAACAGCTGAAATATTTTTTGAAGATGTATTAATGGCTTGTATATTTTATGGTATGCCAATACTTGCAGAGAATAACAAACCAAGACTTTTATATCATTTTAAACGTAGAGGATATAGAGGTTATGCAATGAATAGACCAGACAAAATATATAATAAATTGTCTGTAACAGAAAGAGAAATTGGTGGAATACCTAACTCTAGTGAAGATATTAAACAAGCACATGCTGCCGCTATAGAAAGTTATATAGAATCTTATGTAGGATTAAGAAATGATAATACATATGGGGATATTTACTTTCAAAGAACATTAGAAGACTGGGCAAAATTTGATATAAATAATAGAACAACACATGATGCTTCTATTAGTTCAGGTTTAGCAATTATGGCTTGTAATAAAAATAAATATAGACCTGTTCCTAAAATGATAAGACAAAACTATGACTTAGGAATAAAAAAATTTGATAATAGTGGGTTGTTATCTAAAATTATAGATTAAATGAAAAGTGTATATACAAATGGTAATAGTATTTTTCCTAGCCAAGTAGTTAGTGACGCAGAAAAAGCCAGTTGGGAATATGGTGAGAGAGTAGCTCAAGCTATAGAACAAGAGTGGTTTAGTCAAGGTAGAACAAATGGTAATAGATATTTGACTACTTGGAATAACTATAATAGATTAAGATTGTATGCAAGAGGTGAGCAACCTACGCAAAAATATAAAGATGAATTATCTATTAATGGTGATTTATCTTATTTAAATTTAGACTGGAAACCAGTTCCTATTATTTCTAAGTTTGTAGATATACTTACTAATGGTATTTCTAATAAAGAATACGATATAAATGCTTTTGCACAAGATCCAGCATCGATACAAAAGCGAACTAACTATGCAGAGTTGTTAGCTCAAGATATATTTGCCAGAGATACAATGAATAAGATTAATGCTCAGTTAGGCGAAAACTTATTTAATACTCAAATACCAGAAGAACAAATGCCTCAAACACCAGAGGAACTTGAGTTACACATGCAGTTATCTTATAAGCAAAGTGTAGAAATAGCAGAAGAAGAAGTTATTGATCAAGTATTAGATTATAATAAATGGGAATTAACTAAACGTAGAATAAATTATGATTTAGTTACATGTGGTATAGGTGCGGTAAAAACTGATTTCAATGTATCAAATGGTATAACTATAGACTATGTAGATCCAGCTTACTTAATATATTCTTATACAGAAGATCCTAATTTTGAAGATATATATTATGTAGGTGAATTAAAAGCGGTTACATTACCAGAAATAGCAAAACAATTTCCTAATTTAGATGATGCTACATTAAAGAAAATACAAGAATATCAAGGTGATAAAACTTATATGTATGGTTATGGTTATGGTCCATGGGATCAAAACACCATACCTTTATTGTATTTTGAATATAAAACATATAGTGATCAAGTATTTAAAATAAAAGAAACTGATCAAGGCTTAATGAAAGCTATTGAAAAACCAGATACGTTTAATCCACCTCAAAATGATAACTTTGAAAGAGTTGGTAGAACCATTGAAACACTATATAGAGGTGTAAAAGTTTTAGGTACTAATTTATTATTAAGATGGGAACTATGTCCTAACATGACAAGACCAATGTCTGATACTACAAAAGTAGAAATGAATTATGCTATTTGTGCTCCACGTATGTATAAAGGTCGTATTGATTCAACTGTAAGCAGAATAACTGGTTTTGCAGATATGATTCAAATAACTCATTTAAAACTACAACAAGTTATAGCTAGAATGGTACCGGATGGTGTATTTTTAGACATGGACGGACTTGCAGAGGTTGATCTTGGTAATGGTACAAATTATAACCCAGCAGAAGCATTAAACATGTATTTTCAAACAGGTTCTGTTGTGGGTAGATCATTAACTCAAGATGGTGAATTAAATAGAGGTAAAATACCTGTGCAAGAACTACAAACATCTGGTGGTCAAGCAAAAATACAAAGTTTAATTAGCACATATAATTATTATTTACAAATGATAAGAGATGTGACAGGATTAAACGAAGCTCGAGATGGAGCATTAGCAGATAAAGATACATTAGTAGGTTTGCAAAAAATAGCTGCTCAAGCTTCTAATATTGCAACTAAACATATAAATAATGCTAGTTTATATTTAACTTTAAGAATATGTGAAAATATATCTAAAAAAGTTAATGATATGTTAGAATATCCACTAACAGCTAATGCATTAAATCAAAGTATAACGGTATTTAATAGTAAAACATTAGACGGATTAAAAGAGTTAAACCTACATGATTTTGGTATCTTTTTAGATCTTGAACCAGATGAAGAAGAAAAAGCTCAACTTGAACAAAACATACAAATTGCTTTATCTAGTGGTGGAATAGATTTAGAAGACGCTATTGAAATAAGACAAATACGTAATTTAAAGTTAGCAAATCAAATGCTAAAAATGAAACGTAAACGTAAGCTGCAAAGAGAAAGACAAATGCAGGCTGAAATGAATCAACAGCAAGCGCAGGCTAATGCAGCTGCAGCAGAAAAAGCTGCGGAAGCAGAAGTTCAAAAACAACAAGCTTTAACTAGTGAAAAAGTTAACTTTGAACAAGCTAAATCTCAGTTTGAAATACAACGTATGCAAACTGAAGCTGAAATTAAACGTCAGTTAATGGCTGAAGAATTTAATTATCAGTTACAATTAGAACAAATGAAAAATCAACGTGAGTCTCAAAAAGAGCAAATGATTGAAGATCGTAAAGACAAAAGAACAAGAATAGCTGGTACACAACAAAGTCAAATGATAGATCAAAGACAAAATGATTTAATGCCAATTGATTTTGAAGCTCAACAATCACAGCAAGCACCAACTATTTAGTATTAATTATTTAATTATATTTTATTATGGCAGAACAAAAAGCGGCCGTAGAGGTCAAACAAGAAGGTGAATTTACTTTAAAAGGTAAAAATGTACCTAAACGCAAGGTAAAAGACTTAGGTAAAACTAATCAAGAACCTGTAAAAATGGAGATGAAAAAACCTGTAGAAGAAAAGGTTGAAGCTCCTAAAATTGATTTAACTAAAAAAGAAGACAATGCCGTTCAAGAGCGAAAAACAGAGGAGATACCTGTGGGCGACAAACCCGAAGTTAGCAGAGAAGTGGACCAAGAAGTACGGGTCAGCGATACAAATGATAAAGAAGAATCTCCGATCCAAGTAATTGAAGAAATAACGGACGAAGTTAAAACAAAACAAGAGATAAAAGAAAAACCTCAATTAATAAAAACTCCTGAGTTACCAGAAAATATAGAAAAACTAGTAACATTTATGAATGAAACAGGTGGTACAGTTGAGGATTATGTAGAGTTAAATAGAGATTATTCAAAATTAAGTAGTGATCAACTCTTACATGAATATTTAAGAAAAACAAAACCTCATTTAGATTCTGAAGATATTAATTTAATCATGGAAGATTATAAATATGAAGAAGATATAGATGATCCTAAAGATATACGTAAGAAAAAATTAGCTTATAAAGAAGCTGTTGCTTCAGCTAAACAAGATTTAGAAAATAGAAAAACTAAATACTATGCTGAAATAAAAAACAGACCTGGAGTTACTCAAGAACAACAGAAAGCTTTAGATTTTTTCAATCGTTACAATAAACAGCAAGAAGAAATAAAGCTGTCTCAGGCAGATTTTAAAGAACGTACTAATCAAATATTAAACAGCGAGTTTGAAGGTTTCGAATATAACGTTGGAGATAAAAGATTTAGATACAAAATAAAAGACCCTGTGACAATAGCGGAAAAACAGTCTGATATTAATAACTTCGTTGGAAGATTTTTAGACAAAGAAGGTAAGATAAAAGATACTGCCGGCTATCATAAAGCTTTATATGCTGCGATGAATGCTGATAAACTAGCGTCTCATTTTTATGAGCAAGGTAAAGCTGACGGTGTTAAAACACTTGTCCAGCAATCTAAAAATCCAAGTACAGATACGCCAAGGCAAGTTGCCAGCGGGGATGTTTATGTAGGCGGGTTTAAAGTAAAGGCCATTAGTGGAGCAGATTCGTCAAAACTAAAAATCAAAAAGAGAACATTTAATAATTAAAATTTAAAATTATGGCTTTAAATCCCCAGTTTGGCTC